GAGCAAAAAGAAATGCTATGCTTATAGATAGTGATTGGACACAAAACAAAGATGTTGTTTTGAGTAATGATGCTGAATGGAAAACCTACAGACAGGCTCTTAGAGATTTAACTAAACATTCTAGCTTTCCAAACTTACAAGATAGTGATTTTCCAACTAAACCCTCATAGGAGATATTATGTCAACAGCCAGAGATCGAGCAGATCGTAAAGGATCAACCCCTATCCAGATAGGATCGACGAAATTAACAACAGATGGTTCAGATAATTTATCAGTGACAAATGCTAGTGGGACACCAAAAAAGCTAATAGCATCTGAAATAGAAATTGGAGATAGTAGTAATAAAGTCATTATAAAAAAAGGATCAGATAACAAGGTAGCTTTTCAAACACAGGCTAGTGGTGGTTCTGCTACAGACAGTAATGCAGGTGGTGGTGTCACTGTTGTTGCTAATCCAACTGCTTTACAAGCTTTAACTAATAATGCTGTAGGTGATTTAGCCTTTGTTTCTTCTAACAATAAATTATATTTACGTCAGACAAATGGTTGGTACACTGTGGCTTCAGTTACTAATGCTACTCCTGTAATCAGTTCAGCAGGGAATGCTGAATATACTCTGGCAAAAGATGGAACGCCAACTGTTGTTACCATTTCAGCAACAGATGCAGAAGGTGAAACTATAACCTATGCTCATACAGTAAGTAGTGGTAGTCTGACCAATGGTGGTGGAGCGACAGCTACAGTTACGCAAGGAACAGGTGGTAATGTTAATCAATTTACTATCACACCATCAACCAATTCTGCGTATGCAGGCACGTTTTCGTTGACCTTCACAGCCCAGGATCCTAACGGAAATACCGCTACGAGTTCAGCTAGTGCTTTTACATTAGCTTTTTCAGTTACAAATGGCTCGTACTATTTTGATGCCACTACTGCAAGATTATCAACGCCATCAAATAGTGAATTTGACATTGCTCAAGATGAGCCTTTTACATTAGAATTTTGGTACAAATATCCGTCTGCATGGCAAAGTACAGGTGGTCGTTTGGCTTCCTATCAAGGGAATAAATTTTCTATATCAGCGAAAGCTAGTTCTGGTGGTTATACAAATTTTATTTTGCTTTACAAAGAAGTTGGAGCAGTTGTTTATGGAAATTCAAACACAGGAACATCCTTAAATACTTGGTATCATTTGGCTGTGTGTAGGGATACAAGCAATGTCTGGAAACTCTATATCGATGGTACAGCAGCAACTTCAACAGCTACCAATAATAATGCTATTACAGGTGGAACAATGCTTAGATTAAATGGCTATGCACTGTCTGACACCAGCTATTTAACTACAGGAAATATTTGCTACATGGCTGACGTTAGGTTTGTAATTGGTACATGTGTTTACACAGGAAACTTTACAAGACCAACAGGTGCATTAACAACAACAGGTGGTACTTATTCTAATACGACGAATGTAAATACTTCCATTACAGCAAGTCACACAAAGCTTTTAACAGCACAAAATTCTACAGGAGGTTATGTTGATAATAGCAGTAATAATTGGACTTTAACTAAATCTGGAACAGGAAACGTCACTCCAAGTGCAGGAGTGCCATCATCATAAAGGAGGTGATACAATGCCAAGAGGACCGGGAACTTATGGGACTAAAAAAGGTAGACCACCTAAACCGAAAGGCTCAAAGAAGTAATGTTCGATCCAGCGTCGATAGCTACTGCTGTTAGTCTATCGACTGCTGCATTTAATAATATAAAGAAAGCATTTGCTATTGGTCGTGATCTGGAAGGTATGTCTGGTGATCTATCAAGATGGATGAAAGCTAGTTCAGATATAGAACAAGCAGTTAAGTCTAGTAAAAACCCTCCCTTTTATAAGAAGATGTTAAGTGGTGATTCTGTTGAGGAAGCTGCAATGAAAAGTTTAGTTGCTCAAAAGACTTTGGAGAAGCAACGATATGAATTACAACAGTATGTTAAATTTAAATTTGGTGTTAAAGCTTGGGATGATTTGTTAAAAATGGAAGGTAGTATTCGTAAACAAAGACAAGAGTTAGTTTATAAAAGACAAGAGTTTCAACAAAAATGTATTGAAGGATTCTTTTTTTGTGTGTTATTAGCTACCATTATTGGTTTTATTTTCTTTGTTATCTGGTTAAAGAAACAACAAAATGTCTGAGAAAGATATTATATTTGTAATGATGGTTCTTTTGTCTTATGTTTGGTGTACATGGTATGAACCAAAATGGTTATTTATTAAGTGAGGTAATATGCCAGCTACAATTATAGATGATTATAAAGTATTCCCAAGACTTATGATGCTTGTGGTTACTATCCTAACTTATCAAAGTGTACATTGGTACATGGGATTAGATGATCCAACGATACAGCAAAGTGGATTAGTGTCTGTTTGTATGGGTGCATTAACAGGTTGCTTCGGAATCTGGATGAATGGAGAAAGAAAGAATGATACTGACAATCGTTAAATCTTTAGGTTCATTGGCATCTAGTTATGTAGATGGCAAGGTACAAACACAAAAAGTAAAAGCAGAAATACAAAAGAAACAATTGACTGGTGAAATTGATTGGGATTTAGAAGCTATCAAAGCTACACAATCTAGCTGGAAAGATGAGTGGATTACTATTCTTCTGTCAATTCCATTTCTTCTTTGCTTCATTAATGACAATACAAGAGAGATGGCATTCGCTGGATTCCAAGCATTAGAACAAGCTCCAGCATGGTATACATATTCTTTTGGTGTGGTAATTGCTGCATCTTTTGGTATAAGATCAGCAACTAAATTTTTTGGAGGTAGGAAATAATGGCTTTTACATTTGGAAGTACACCTGTTGGTAGTATACAAAAAAAACCAACTAAAAAGAAACCAACTTTTGCAAAAACACCAACTGCTAAAGAGAAAACAGATTTTAGAAAAAAAGAACAACAAGCAACTAAAACATCTATTGGAACTGCTGGACCAAAAAAAACTGGCGATCCTTCTAAAGATAAATCAAAACCTACTGCTGCACAGAAGGAAGCATTTAGACAACAAGAAGAAACTTATCGTACTAAATCACCTGGTACTGCTGGAGATATATATTATAAAAATGAAGAAGGTACAGGAACAGGTCAAGGTGGCAGTGGTATACCCAAAACTACTAAGAAAACAACAGGTTCAACGACACCAAAAATAAGTGGTGTTGTAACAACATCAACTCCACCTGTAAGTAGACCACCAGATATTACACCACCAAGTTATACACCTCCTTCAAATGAGGATTCAACTTATGTTAAAAGTATAGATGATACTAAAAATCCATTTAGTTTAAGTGAATCAGAAAGTTCTTTGGGAATGCCATCTAGTGAAGATTTTATGAGTAGTAATATTTATAGAACTGGTGCTGGTAATAAAATTAATTTAAATCAAGAGATACTTTATAAAGATTGGAATCAAGTTAATGTTAATTTGGTTTATGATGGTCTGAGTATTAAAGGTGTTAAATTTAATGTTAAAGTACCTTTTTCTAATAAGTTTGGAAATCCATTTAATCAAAAAACTAAATTTACATTTGGAGGATAGATGTTTTCATTATCAAAAAGAAGTTTAAGTAAGTTAGAAGGTGTACACCCAGACTTAGTTAATGTTGTTAAGCTAGCTATTACGCTTTCCAAAATAGATTTTGGAGTGACATTTGGTAAGCGAACTAAAAAAGAACAAGAAGAACTTGTTAAGGCTGGTAGGTCACAAACAAATAAAAGCTATCATTTAGTACAAACGGATGGCTTCGCCCACGCTGTTGATCTTATGGCTTACTGTTCTGGCAAGGCTTGTTGGGAACTTACTGTTTATGATGATCTTTGTGATGCAATGAAAAAAGCTTCAATGCAGTTAGGTAATATCCCAATAAAGTGGGGTGCTGCTTGGAGTGAAGGTAGTATTACTAGTTATAAAGGTACTGCTGAAGAAGCTATGAATGCATACATTGATCTTCGTCGTTCTCAAGGTCGTCGACCTTTTCTGGATGGTCCCCATTTCGAACTAATGTACTTATAAGTTCTACTGCTAAAGCTGAGTAACCAGCAATATCTTTATAAGAATCTATATGTATTGGATCTTCTTTTAATCTCATTGCTTTAGTAAGTATCATCATAATACAAACATCAAGGTAATTGAAATCTTGACCTTTATACTCTGACCAAGTCTTAGCTATTGCTCTAAGATTATTACTAGGGTGTCCATAGGTGTGTTCTCTTTTGGTTAATGTATCACCTACTTCTCTTAGGAATTGTGATCTATTCATTTGTTTCTCCTTGTTTTAACCTTGCGTTCACACCTAAATTAAAAATACATTCACGCTTAAATGCATCAAGTTCTTTTAAACCAAGTGCATCATCTTTTTGAAACAACTCCCAAATCCCTTCAATTCTGCTTGTTACATAAAACAAACAAACTCTATCATCTATATTTTTTTTCATTATGTTCTCCGCAATTGTGGGAGTAGGTATAAAAGGATGGAGAGATTATACCTACCCCCTATGTCCATTACAATAGAGAGATGATTGCATGATATGGACACTAAAAAGGTATCTCATCATCAATGTTCTTGACAGAACTATCATCACTTTTTTCTTGTGTATTATCAAGGTTTTCTTTTTGTTGAGGTTCACTTAATTGTAAGCTCATATATTTTTTACCGTTAGATTCTTTGACCCAAGCAGCAATACGATTGTTTTTGTATTCCCACTTTTCATCAATCTTACCCGTGTAATCTGGTGCGTTTGCATTGCCATTATCATTTGGAAATATTGCACACAGTTCAGTATAAAATTTTACAATGTCTATACCTTTTTGTGTCTTACCTTTAACAACAACAACTTTATGTTTATCTTGTTCAATATCTAATTCACCTTGAAGAATGTAGTTTTGATCTGGGAATGGTGGGAAAACTGCACCTCTATTCTCATCATCATATTCTTTATCTGACATATTAACCTCCTATATAGTTTTTCTTTTGCCAGTTGAAACAAAGTCACCATCATCTTCTGAACTTTTATCTGGTGTTAAGTTCAGCATAACTTGTAATGAATACCTACGCATATAGGTAAGTGCGCTACCAGTACCTTGTGGTCCTCTGTTCATACTGTTTAATACAATCTCAGATTTCATTTCTGTCTTGGTTGTTATATGAATTAATCTGGTAACAAGTATATCTATTGGTACACCAGTAGAAAAATCTACTCGTATTTCATGGTTAATAAATACACCTTCCTTAAATAAAGCCATCTCAACAGCATCCATAATATCTTTGATAGTAGAATGTACACCGAATTGCGCTCTACCAGATTGCTTAACTGTTTTGAATTTTGTTCTTGCAGCTTCCACTGCTATATAAATACTTGTATGCTCACTCATTGCTTTCTCCTTTATTAGCTGAGATTCTTATGGAACCTCTTTTATCTTTCTTTAGTGTTAGTTGCTCACAGTAAACCTCTCTTTCATTTGCAAGCATCAGTGATTTTAATTCTTTCTTTGTTACTTCATGTTTGCTAGCTTGTTCTTGTGTTTCTAAATAACTATGTGCAAGACTAACAAAGTGATTGTCTGTTGACGCATCACGCTTAACCATATCATCTACAAGAATATCATTTGTGTTTATTGGTTCATGATCTGTTTGATCTGGTGGTGTATCATTCTTTACATGATCCCAAAACAATCTGATCTTTACCATCATGTTAGTGTAGTATTGTTGATGAAATGAAATCTTTTTATATTCAAATCTTACATTGCCAAATTTATTAGCAAAGTAACAATCATCATAGTTAGATAGACCAAGATAGAATTGTATCTGTGGCATATATCTTGATAACTGTTTCTCAAAGTTATTAAACTGATTTGTTTCTTTAGCTTCCACAATCGCCGACTGACTCTTGATGGTCGCGTCGATTGTTCCTTTGAGTGGAACACCGTGATGCTCTTTAAATATAGCTAGTTGTTGTTTATCAATACTTAACTGACTTTGTTTTTCAAACCAGTTAAGTATGAACTGCTCGTTCCAAACTCCAGATTGTACTGTAAAGTTATTAGACAAATCATCTGGTTGTACTCTACCAGTTTTAATTTCCCATAGTTTTTGCCAATCACCATGCATAATTTGCACAGCATCTGATCCACCGATAAATCCGATTCTCTCCATCTTTCTCTCCTTTGGTTTATTATATATTATTTACATTCATTTGCAACTAATATATGATTAATATTCATAGCAATTTCTCCGCCTTGAAAAAAAACTAGGGTAACTTTTTGTTACCCTTTTTTTTCTCTTCTTCCCAATCGATATGAAATGTTTCAACTACTTCATCTGGTCTTACAAATTCAGTAGGTACATAAGGTAGTGATACTTCTACCTCTTGTGGCTTCTTCATCCATTTGTCATGAAATACTTTTACTTTATGTGTATACTTTTTAATATCCATAATACTCACTTTCTGGTCTTTTCAATGGGGGTTTCTCTAAATAAAACTCTTCATACTTGTATGTCTTATGACACTTATATCCCTCACCATAGATTCTATCTGACCACATTTGGCAAGCTTCTTCAGTATCAAAATGCATGACAGTAAGTAAACTGTATAATATAATTTTATTCATGTAAATAAATCTCCTTGTGCTGGTGGTTCTCCAAGTTCACTAAATATATAATCTTTTAGTTCATTGGCTTTGATATATTCACTAGCATCTCTTCTAATCACATGACCAGAACGATAGCCTGTGCTAGTAGTTGGTAATGGTATCGTATCAACTGCATGGTAAATACCATTCTTTTGTTTTACAAACTCTACTTGATTACCTCTGGCTTCATAAGAATATTCATGGTGATGTGATCCACCATTCTTCTGTAAACAATAACCAAAGTGATTAATCTTTACATCAATAGTAATTCTATTCCATTCTATTTCAAATGTTTCTATGGTTGCATCATCTACAAATGTCCAGAAGTTTGAGTGTTTATTGTGCCACCAATTAAACTTGCTAAATTTTTCATGAACAAATTTGTTTGCATCTTCCTCATAGGTTTCTTCACCTTTACGGTACTTGCAATCTCCACCGTTGTTACTCCATATATATTCTGATATATAAAATCTTTTACCAGATTCATTAAGTACTTCAGCTACATAATCAAGAGGTATTGTCGGTAATGGCATTTGAATTTTCCTTTCTCTCTATATTAGTTAGTATATCTTCCCTTCTTTTTTTTCTTTGGTTTGTTATTGCAGCTACCTCAGACCATGATGGAAACTCTTTATTGTTATCTGCAATATATTCTATGGCATAGATTGCAATGTCAGCTGGTACATCTGATAGCTTATGAGCCATTGATTTGATACGAACTGCAATATCATCTGGTGAAGTGAAACCAAATGGCATCCTCAGTAGCGTTGTAAGGTGCGTCAGACGCTGAATCAGCTCTTCCATAGGTAAAGGTACTAGCTTTTCTAATACGGCTGTCCTTGCTCTTTTATATACATCTTCTGTTGGAAGGTATAAGTTTGTATATCTGATGTTAGTTTGCGAGTTTGTTATGGAGTCTAGCATAAACCGAAGAGCTTGATCCGTTTCTGCTGGATACTTTATCTTTTTTAAATTGTTCAAAGCGTTTGTCTTTTGCTTGGAAGTTAACTGCATTTCTGATCCAGTTGAGGTACGCTCTTTCTGCGTCGACAAAGACACTCCCTTTTGCAAGGTGGTAGTTAATGAACTTATCGGTTTCATTGTCATAGTTTATTTCTCCATATTTTTCTTTGAGATTTGATAAGCACTTGGCTGATGGTTTCCAATCATCATTCAATGACTTTCTTCTTTTCCTTCTATTTGTTTTTGATAGGTTATATGATAGGTTAGTGTCCGACTCTCGGAGTACCCCCTCCGACTCTCGGAGTACACCGAGATTCACAGTATAAATGTTTGACTTATTATGTGTCCCTGATATTCTGGATATGTAACCATGATCTTCTAACCAATTTAGTTTTACATACAGTGTAGATTCACTGATGCTTGTACGTTTTGATAATGTCTTGATGCTTGGGAAACATGATTTAGTTTCTTCATTTGCATAGTCAGCTAAACATAACAGTAACCACTTTGCATATGGATCTGGTATTTCTAATTTCATAGCATGAGCCATTAGTATAAATGACATATTATTCTCCTATTAATTTTACAAATTGTTCACCACTCATTATCACTAGAGTGTTTGGTTTTCCTGTCTTTCTTTTATACAACGCTATGTCACGATTGTCTAACACATTGAAAGGATTAGGAAAATTACTTTTATCTCGGTACTTTACTTCAGCTACCAGTCGTTGTCCCTTGATGTTGAGGATGATATCTCCGGAGTATTCTCCTCCCAATGATCCCGACAACGGTTGTCTTTTGGCTTGGAATCCAAGCGACGTAAACCATTTGACGAACCATCTTTCGTGGTAGCTTCCTTTGTTGCGATTCTTGTTTGCCATATGTCCCTCTCATAACAATCTAGACATATTAAATAACGTCTAGTAGGTTCAATACTTCTTAGTATAGCTACAAAATATTCTGTGAAATCTGAACAAGATTCACAAGTTATCTTTTGTGATTTTATTTTTTTCTTTGATTTCGATTTGTAACCCAAGAGATTCTACCCAGCAACAAAAGTTATATAAGCTTGGAGTCTTACTATTATTCTCCCATCTTTGCAAGGTAGTTCTATCAACACCAATGACATGAGCAAGCTGCTCTTGACTCATGCCATTAGCCTTACGTTGATTAGATAATTGAAAAGTCAGGCTCATATTTGATTGTTTTATGGACAAACAATCCATCCTTTGTTGGGTGATTGTGTACAAAATACCTTGAGTAGTACGTCATCATTTCGTTTGGCATCTTGTATGGCTCAAGCTTTTCACCTTTGTTGTTGACTGTTTTGATACGATAGTCCAGTCGCATTTGCTCAAATACAAATCTTGCATTGAGTCCTCTGTCTACAAACCTTGAGTAATTCATTATTCTTTTTTCAAACTCAGGGTATATGTGTGGATTGTTTTTATGAAACTCAATCCAGTTTTTAAAATGATTATTTTCTTTTGTCATGATACTATCCTACAAATATATTTTTATGGTGAGCAGATATGAGTGCAAATATTTTTGGTGTCCAATATAAGTCACGCTCAATACGAATACCCATTGGACCAACATACTCTTCTAGTTCTGATCTATGAAACATTCCGTATTCTACTTCTGCTCCAGATACCAAACCAAAACAATAACCATCTTCATCCATAGAGAATGGATACCATGTATAGTTAGAATGTGGTGTAAAGAATTTACACACTGGTTCTGCTTTAGCTAGAGCTACATCATTTAGTTTGTTATTTGATTGTAACTTTTTTACTATTTCTTTTGTAAATAATATCATAACTATTCTCCTTGTTTGTTATGTATTTCATTCCACAGTTCACGAATGTGATCTGCAATGTAGTTCATAGAACCAAGCGTTGGATTCTTCTTACCTTCGTTGATTGCATATGACACTATCATACTTAATTCTTCCACATGGGAAGCATCCTTTATTTTTGATTGTATTATCCACCAAGTATTCATAGCTTCATCATGTAGTAATGTATCTTTTATTCTACCCATTTTTATTCTCCCATGTTTTATAACCTGGCATAGCATGAGCCATGATTTTATCTAAGTTACTATCTTCATGTAGTTCATTTGCTCTTTCTTCTAAGTCAAACTCTTTGCAATACATTTTAGATTCTACTGCATCAATAGTTAGGTTGTTAATCATTTCAATGACTGCACCTTCTTTTGTTTGACACCAAGTTGTGTAATGTCTCAGTGCAGTTTGAAAGTCACTGTTCTGTAGTTTAGCTAGGAATTTATCTGCATCACTTGGATGGTCAAATAAACTAGTAAATTGTTTGACAATTTTAGGGATTGCTTTTTGAGTTGATCTATTCATAATTATCTCTCCTTATATATTTGAATAGTTTAGTAAAAAAAATTTTAGCATATGCATACATTTATGCAATAGAATACATTTGCTTTTTGAGCTTGCAACCTCTGAATCCCACCCGGTCGACAAAGGTTTTTGATGTAGCTGTAGCTGGATTAGTTCCATACTACAACTACATTTACTGCTCTAGTTACTTATACTTAATGCAAGACTTACCCATACGATTATTAGTCCTATTACGATTAAGCCTTTTAGTATTTCTCTTATCATTTAATCTCTCCATTAATGATTCATCTAATATTACCCATCCGAATATAACCCATATCATTGAGTTTAGCATGAATACTGTAGCTAACCAATTATCTAGCCACATGAATATGTATATGAATATGAAACCTGCTATTATATTTGCTAGTCCATACCATTTATTTACTATGATCCCCATCTTGCATACTCTCCTTTTAGTTCTTTACTTGTATAATGATTTACATCTGTTGGTTTGAATCCTTCTTTTTCTATATCTTCTAATACTTCTACAAAATTGTTATATAGACTTTTCATTCTATCATTCATGTATTTCCAATCATTAAAGTTCATTTCTATTTTGAAGTCTGGGTCATAACAATCTGCATCATCATACCATTTCTCTTTTGTTTCTTCTAATAGCCTTCTATGACTATTCTTTATACCTATTATACTATTTAATAGATTCTGTATTTCATCATACTGTGCTTTTACTTTTTTAAATTTATCGTATCCCATTATTCTCTCCATTTAAATTGTATGAGTGGGCTGTTACACCCACCCATGTTAGTGATTAACTTACTACTTTTTTCATCTTACCAGATTCTGGATCATACATCTTTTTATATCCATCATCTGTTACTACTTCACTTAAGTCATGCTCTTGACCCATTGCATCCGTAGCAGTTTCTACTCCTTTCTTAGCTAGGAACTGAGCTACTCTTTCATTTATATCTGCTCTCTCCTTTTCTTGTGCTTTTGGTTTAGCCCATTGTATACCATTAGTTTGTTTAAAGACTGGTCGAGTACCAACTTTAACTGATTCAATACCATCTTTGTTACACAAGGTAGCTATTCTATCCATCTCATTCACTATAGCATTGTATAGTTTTTGCATTGCATTGATTTCAGCTTTTGCATCAACAATCCTTAGTTCAGCTAGCTTTCTTGAATCAGTTGCATCTTCATGATCGTTCATCATCTGAGTTAAGCTTTCACCATACATTGGATCACCGTTATCATCTCTTAATATTCGGTCATCATTATGTATTACACCATTAGTAACTTTTAACTCTTCAGCTATCTTCTGATCTAGTGTAGCTATTTTACCAGACCAGTATTCAACTGTACTACCAAGTCTTTCAACATAATGTTTAAGACCAGTTACTGCGTTTCTTACAACACCATCTATTCCAGTACGAGTACCTTCGTTTCTTTCATTAAGCTTTTTATCTATGTTATAAGCCATAGTATTGAGCATATAATAATGTGTTGTATTAGTTAGTTCGTTACATACTTTGTTTAGTTCTTTATTGAATATAGTCATAATAATTTCTCCTTTGTTAACTATACATTTACAGTCGTATGACATTCCAATCAGTTTATTAGAAATAGTCCTGCGACTATCCGACTTAAGACTTTGTCGTGCCTAGTCTGTCAACAAGAAAAATTGACTACATTTTGTTGCACCGAAGCATGACGTGCGACAACAATGTAGCAATAACACCGTTGGGTTTGCACACAATGGTAATCCAAAGTTTCGATAGGAGCTTTGGTTGCGTAAGCAAGGTGAACAGGTTGATCCGTGTGGTCACTCGTCATGTGATTTTGTTGTTTACATACTTGGTGCGATAACAGTCATCATTCGTATGATACAATATCGCATGGCGCTCATTTATAATAATTTAAACTTGCTAGCACATCTTACGAAGTTTGATGTTCCGTATATGATTAATTTCAAATAATAATAGAGTGTGAATACATCTTCTCTGGCTGGATTCCGCGCAATTCAGCCAAGATGTTGTATGAACTCCTTAAGATAGTATTTGGAAATCATTCTATCTTTTTACAGCGTAGCGACCAAGTGAAAAGATAGCATTATTTCAATATAGGATCATTATGCCCTTGACAACAACTAGTTGAAACTGATCTAAATAAAGTATCAATAGGAGATAATATATGAATGAGTTAACAAAAGAACTAACACCAAGACAGATATTACTAGTAGATACATTGGTAGCAACTGGATGTACTATAACCGAAGCATCCCAAATAGCTGGATACGCAAAGGGAGATAGTGGTAGAGTCAGTGCTAGCAAGGCATTACGTACACACAAGGTACAACAATATATGCAATCACTTATAATGAATAGTATAGGATTGAATGCTACGAAAGCTAGCATAAGGCTAATGCAACTTAGTGAATCAGCCAAGAGTGAGTATGTACAACTTGAAGCTAGTAAAGATATTCTAGACCGAGCTGGATATAAAGCACCAGACAAGCATATGCATCTACACGCTGGTGACATAAAAGTGACTATCGACCTAGCATAGTGCATAGGGTGGGGGTGGGGGAAAAGTGGTACACTGCAATCTACAATGGATACTCCACTAACATTTTTTTCTTGAAAAGCTCGTTAAAATATTTATGGTTAGTATCAACTATGAGGTGAACTATGGCAAAGACTCCAGCTTGGACTAGGAAAGAAGGCAAGAATCCTAGAGGTGGTTTAAATGAAAGAGGTCGTAAGAGTTATACTCAAGGTACTTTGAAGCGACCAGTTAAGAGTGGTGATAATCCTAGAAGAGCTTCTTTCTTAGCAAGGATGGGTAATATGCGTGGACCGGAAAGAGATTCCAAAGGAAAGCCTACCAGACTTCTTCTTAGTTTAAAGGCTTGGGGTGCTAGTTCAAAGTCAGATGCTAGAGCCAAAGCAAAAGCAATCAGTAAAAGGAATAAAGCATGAGAGAATTAGAAAAGATTGTTTTGGTTGGTTTAACTAAAGATGAAGTATCTTTTATTAAAAGATTAGTTAAGAAATTACACAATCATAATTTAGAAGTTGAAAAAGAAAGAGGTTTTTCTGATACGGCTTCTCTTGCTCAAAGATATTACACTGGTTCAATACTAAAAAAGCTATCAAGTTTTTGTATATACTCAACTAAAAAGAAAACTTTAGAAAGAGATTTGTATCGTAGAATGAAGGCTTATGAACAGTTATCAAGGTCACCATCAAAGAAAGATATAGAGGAGTTATATTAATGAAAGAACCAGAAGTTGAAGTTTTGAAACCAGATGAGATGTCAGATCAAGAGATGGCTGATTTGTGTGAAGAAGAAGTAGACAAACAAGTTAAATGGATATTAACAAGAAAGTTATTTGAGTAGGATTTAATATGGTAAAGAAAACTCCAAAACAAATTGCAGCTATTAAAAAGGCAAAGAAAGCTAAAGATGAAGATACTTCTAAGAAACTAGCTATTGCTATTCAGTTACATCCAAGAGGTGATTTTGCAGATGCAGAAGATTATAATAAATACAAAAAATTAGTTCAAGGTGGAATGAGTGCAAGAAGAGCTTGGCAGGAGTATCAATCTTTTTTAAATTGGGACTTACATCCAGAGTTTGGAACTAGATTATTGGAAGATGGTCCGTATGAAGGACCGTATGAATAGGAGTTAATTATGGCAGTAAACGCAGCTGGTAATTATACCAAACCTTCCATGAGAAAGAGTTTATTCAACAGAATCAAAGCTGGTGGTAAAGGTGGCAAACCTGGTCAATGGTCAGCAAGAAAGGCACAGATGCTGGCTAGGATGTATAAAGCCAAAGGTGGAGGATATACTTGAAACTTACTCCAGAAGAAGTTAAAGAAAGAATTGTTACTAACTTTCCAAAGCTTGGAACAGAATATGCTGGGATTGCAGAAGATGCTATAGCTATAAAAGCTCTTGGATTTGATCAAGATGATATGGATGTTTATAACTGGGGAAGAAGTGTAGGATGGGATCATCAAAAGTCAGTTGATTACACAATTCGTGTATCTCCAAATTTTAATAATCGACCAGCTAAATCTGGTTATCAAAGTATAGGAGATCAGATTGGTCAAGGTTATCGAAAGAAAAAAGGTGGTGGTGGATGGTGGGGTCGATAGATTAAAATGAAAGCACCACAGAAATCATTATTTAATTGGGGTAAACAAAAGTGGAGAACGTCTGATGGTTCTCCTTCTAAAGGAAAGAAAAGATACTTACCAGATGCAGCTTGGAAATCTTTAAGTCCAGCAGAGAAAGCTTCAACAAACAGAGCAAAGGCGAAAGGTAATAGAGCTGGAAAACAGTTTGTTAAACAACCTAAGAATATTGCGAAGAAAGTGAGGAAGTATAGAACATGAGTATGCTATTTAAAATATTATTTTTTTGGTTGCCTTCAAGGAAGGCTAAGACAACTACACCAAAATATCTATCTAAACGTACTGAACGTACCAAACGTACTAAAAAGAAATAATGTATTTTCATAAGCTCAATCAAGAAGAACGCAGAATACTTCGTCATGTTGTAAAGACTGTACACCTAAAACATTTTCCTAAACAGTTTTGTACAGATCATGAAGCTGATAAGTTGATTGCAACTATTCTTCCAGAAGTTATTGAGAAGCATTTAAAAACTGCAAAAGATTTTAAGATAGACGAATTGTAGTGCATACATTTACATACAAACCAGATGGTCAAACAATAAAATCTTTTATGAAGGACTCTAATTTTTTTAGAGGTATAAGAGGTCCAGTTGGTTCTGGTAAGTCTGTTGCTTGTTGTGTTGAGGTATTTCGTAGAAGCCTTGAGCAAAAGAAAAACGATCAAGGTATAAGAAAAAGTCGTTGGGCTATCATAAGAAATACAAACCCACAGTTAAGAACCACAACAATCAAAACATGGCTTGATTGGTTTCCAGAAGATGTATGGGGTAAGTTTCATTGGTCAGTACCATACACACATCATATACAACAAGACGAACTTGA